GTGACAGCCCTCTACAACGGCAGCGCTGGAGTGTTCCTGTAAGGGCTGATCATGCGAATGAGCGGCGGGCACATGGCGATGGTTCTTGGCTCGCGCCCTCCGGGCGGGGGCGCTCCCCATGTTCCGTTCGGAAGCGCCGCTCTCGCGGTAGACCTCTACGCTCACTACTCCTTTGAGGGCGCTGAAGCGCTTGGGACGACGTCGGCGTTTTACAGCTTCGACTCCGTCGGTGGAGAGCACCTAACCGATGTGATCCCGCCAGCCAGCACGAAGTTGAATCAGGCTGCTAGCGGCAAGATCGGAAAGGGGCTCAAGAAGACTGGACCGGGTCCAGTCCAGTATCCGCTCCAGAGGCTCACCACCGGCTTCCGACAGTCTGGAGACTTCAGTGTTGCTCTCTGGTTCCGTCGCGGAGCCATCATCCCATTCACCACTAGCGATCTTCTGAAGGTGTGGGATGGTGTCTCGGATACCGATTACAGGATCAGGCTGGATGCTGGTAGCAGCGCACTAACATCCGAGACCTATGACGCAGTGTTCGGTAGCAACTCGCATTCGAAGAGTATTGCGGCTGGGGCGGGAGACTACTACCTGACCCTAACCTACAGCGCCACCACTCGGAGGATGACGATCTACATTAACGGCGGATCTCCGACGACGGATGGCTCGCCGCTCCTTACGGGTCTACGCCAGACAAGCACACGGGTGGATGTCGGTGCCCGCGTAGGGACTGACGCTACATTCCCTGGGCTGCTCTTCGATGAGCTGACGCTCTGGAACAGGCAGCTCACGGCTGGCGATGTATCCTACATGTACAATGCCGGTGCTGGGCGGGCTTACTAGTGCGGCCAGCGATCCGCATCGTCTTCGCGCCACTCTTCCTGAGAGACAAGGTGGTTCGGGAGAGGGGAGCGTTCCTGCACGGAAACGCACAGGGACGTACAATCTGGCTCGATCCGCGCAGCAGTTACCTTCTAGACACGATGGTCCATGAGATGACACACGTAGCGCATCCGTCGTGGAGCGAGACTGACGTTGAGGCTCACACCAAGAAGCGTATGAAGAAGATGAGCTGGAAAGAGAAGGCAAACCTCTTGAAGCTGCTGGGTAGTGCTATCATCGAGGGTGAGGGATAGCTATGGCGTCCGACATGTCCGGGTATCAGGGCGAGGAAGGCAAGCGCCGCTGGATCCAAGAGAGCGGCGGCACTGAGGCGGACTACAACCGCGAGATGGGCGGTTGGCAGCAGAGCGCTTCTGCTCCTGCGTCCACGCCTGCGTCCGCACCCGCGACACAGGGGCAGGGATACACGACGCAGGCCACAGCCGCCAGCCAGAACGCATCGCAGTCTCTAGGCGGCGTGGTGCTACCCCCAGGCGCGACCGGCTTCAACGCTGCAGACCCGACGGCGTACCGCAACATCGATCCGAACATCATTCGGAACATGACGCCAGAACAGAGGGCAGAGTGGTCTGCTCAGAACATCGATGACCTCAGCGCTCACGGTGACGCGACACGCGCCCGCGCGCAGTGGATGGCATGGCAGAAGAGCTACGATCCGAACTGCCCTCCGTCAGACCCGTATCAGGCTGAGGATGGGTCTGGCTGCGTCGAGAAGCCGGACAACTCCAACAAGGGTGGTCAAAGCCAGGACGGCGGCGACGGTGGCGGACAGGGCGGGCGCGGGGGGCAGGGCGGGCAGTACACTCCTCCTCCACCGCCGAAGCCTGTCACGTTCGGCAACCAGCTCTCGATGACTGGGAATCCACTGCAGGACATGCTGATTGGTCAGTTCAACACAGGCATGGATCCGAACTCGCAGCAAGCGAACATTTTCGGGCTGGGCGAGGACATGCGCGTTGGTGGTGCGGGCCGCAACCTCGACCAGGGCAAGACTGCACCTACCCGTCAGGGCCAGTCGCTTGCTGGTGGCGGTCTTTGGTGGGGGCAGGACAAGGAGACGTTCGGCGGATTCGACGCGAGCCAGAAGAACGCTGAGGGTGCGGCGACTGTTTCCCCAGCAGCACCTAAGCCAGCGGCTGTTCAGGAGGCACCAGCGGCTCCAGCGGCTCCACCGCAACAGTCACCAGCGTCCCGTATCGGCGGCATGTACGTCGCGCAGAAGCGTCCACCGAAGCAGACGCCGATGGCGGGCATGGTGCAGAACCAGTTCAGCAACCCGGCGCGAAATCGGGCGTCGTACTTCTAAAGGAGTCAGTCATGGGAAAGATGGCGGAACACCTCACGTCAGTGAGCAACGGCGGCAGGCTCAAGAAGCCTTCGCTGCAGATCGATGCGTACGTGTCGGCCTATCCGCCACCAGCGCCATACGACAACACGAAGTACCTGAAGGAAGATCAGAAGCGTCTCACGAAGGAAGTGGCAGCTATCAAGCAGGCGCTCGACAACTGGGTGCCGGAAGACGTTGCCGAAAGAGCAGAGAAGTCTCTTCGCCGTTCTCTGAAGGACAAGAAGGCGCAACTCGAAAGCATCGAGGAGCAGCTGTCCGAGAAGGACGAAGAAGAGGATGACGAGGAAGAGAACTAAGGAGGACTTGTGGCGACAGGAGCACCTGCAGTGAAGTCGATCGCTGAGGCGATCAATGAAGTGACGGACGACGAGGTACTGGACGACGACGACGCAACCGAGGAAGGCGAAGAAGAGGGCCAGTCCTCACTGTTGGACGAGGAAGACGCCGCAGACGACGAGTCGGAAGAGGGTGAAGCCGAGAGCGAGGAAGACAAGCCTCGCGGGGACGTTGTAGGCGAAGAGGCCGAAGAGGGCAGTGAGGCAGCGGCCACGGACGATGAGCCGGATCAGTTCGACACGCTCACCGCCGAGGAGATCGCAGGGATCAAAGCAGACCCTGCGCTCAACAAGCTACGCAAGCAGCTCATGCGTGGATACTCCGTGAAGACAGCGGAGCTGTCTCAGCTCGTACAGCTGGGGCAGGCCTACCAGAAGAACCCGACTGGCGTCCTTCGGGCGATGGCGCAGCATCTGGGGCTTCAGATCTACGATCAGGCAGCGCCTCCTCCAGCAGTAGCCGCTCCAGCCGCTCCCGTTGACCCCGGCAAGGAGCTGGAGGATCTCTTTGGGCCGCAGATCGGCCCGAAGGTTCGTGCCGTGTTCGACAAGTGGGCCGAGGCGCGCATCGGAGGCGTCGTAGCGCCAGTGCGCGACACCCTAGGACGTGTCGTCAGCCTGAATGAAGCGGCCCGTATGCAGGCTGAGGAGCAGTCATTCAAGACGCGCCACAAGGGCATCACGCCGCAGATCGAGGCAGAGATCGTAGCCCTGGGCAACTCTGGCAAGATTGTCCCTGGCGACATGTCGCCTTCTGAGTATCTCGACACGCTGCACGATGTCGTGATGGCTCGCAGGGCGCGTGCCTCAGCCAAGGTGGCCGGCAAGGCTGCAAGCGTGAAGCTGGCGTCACGCATCGAGGCGAACCGCAGGGATCGCGAGCCGGTTGGTGTGTCTGGTCGTGGAGGCTCCGTCAAGAAGGTCTCTCGTATCCCAGAGGCTAGGAGCATCAGCGAGGCCCTCGACTTTGCGATGGCAGAGCTGACGGACGAGCGGTAAGCGGTCAGATCGTCCGCTCCGCTTCTTTGTCCGCTTTTTGCGGACATGGGAGCAATCCGGCCAAGTCCGGCCAGAAGCGGCCATCCTCTTCGGAGGGTGGCCGTTTTGCCTTTGGGGAATAGTCTTGACATTGACACATGTGCGTGTAGTAGTCTGTTGATGACGGGTTCGTGGTGAACGGTCCCGCGCGCAGAGACGGCGACACACAAGCTGGATGGTGGGCGACACAGAGACACAGCCCCAGGGTCCAGCGGACACAGCCTGAGCCTGACAGCGCGAGACGACACGCAGCGAGACCAACGAGGCGAACAGCCTCCCCCTGCGGTCTGCTGCCACAGGAAAGCTTCCGCAGTGGCTCCTGATGTCCTGAAACAGTTCAGTTTTTCAGACGGCTTAGCGCCGTCTTGGAGACACCACAATGGCCGCAACGACTCTCACTCGCACGTACAACGCGCGTCTGACTGCTCTGCTGGACAAGATCCGTCCTGTCATCCAGAACCAGATCACGACCGCAAACCCGTTCTACTTCAAGTACAAGAAGAGCGGGAACTGGAAGACCGTCTCGCAGCTGGGCGACCGCTACCGCGTGCCGCTCATGTACGAGTTCGCTCCGGTGGACACCTTCGGCCCGAACGGGGTCGGACAGGTGGACATCACGCCGACTGACGGTCAGACGCCAGCCTTCTACGACTGGGCACGCCTCGCATCCAGCGTGACCATCGGAGACTTCGAACGCGCCCAGAACAAGGGTGCGGCACTCGACTTGCTGAAGAGCAAGACCGAGCAGGCGATGTCCGGCCTGGAAGACCGCTTCGGTCGCTGGCTCATGCAGGGTCAGGGCGCAGTCGATGGCTCGTCCATCACCACGGCCCGCACCAGTGCAGTCAACGGCTCGACGTTCGTGGAGCCGATCCCTCTCATGATCAAGTACGCCCCGGCAACTGGCTCGCTGGGACAGATCGATCCGGCTGTCAACACATGGTGGCGCAACCAGACGATCACTGGCGCAGCAACCACGTACGCTGGCATCCTGAAGGAGATCGATCACCTGATCAACCTGTGCTCGCAGAGCGCAGGCCCAGGCCCTGACCTGTTCGTGGCTGACCTCAAGGGCTACGAGCAGATCGCGGCAGCGCTTCGTGCCCAGCTGCGCTTCGTGGACTACGAGGAAGTCGGCTTCCCATGGAAGGCGATCCGCCTCAACGGCGCTCCGCTGTGCTTCGACCAGTTCGTGCCGGACGCAAAGACCGGCACCACCACGATCGCGGACGGTCTGTTCAGCACTCTGTACGCAGCGAACACCAAGTACATGGGCGTCACCGTGTACAGTGGTGCGGACTTCACCCCTGGCGAGTTCGTCCGCGCTCCGAACGGCGCAGGCGAGTCGAGCATCATCCAGTGGTACGGTTGCCACTGGCAGTCGCGTCGTGACAAGCACGGCGTCATCGGCGGTCTGAAGAACGACGTCACGTCGTAATACGGGCGCAGGGGGATAGGCAATAGTGCCGAGTCCCCCTGCTAGTCAAGCGCCACGATAGGCGGCATAGGGCCGCTGAGTCGGGCGAGGAGATACGAACATGATCTTCAGTGCATTTCAGAGGGAAGACGACGACGCCGTCTTCACAGTCGCAAAGAACGTATCCGCTGGCGCGTTGGTCAACGGTGATGTCGTGGTCTGGGACAGCTCTGCGAGCGCGGACGGCGTCCGCGTCACGCTAGCAGCAGCTGCAACCCTCAGCCTGTTCCGTGGCGTCTGCACGGAAGACATCGCTGTCGATCAGTACGGTCGCTTTCAGGTCCACGGCTACAACCGTGCGACCAAGGTGGAGGGTACCGCTCCGATCGCAGTTGGCGACATCCTGAAGCCTGTCGCTGCCCAGAAGTACCTCGTATTCAGTGCGGCTGGCAGCGGCGTGGACGGCTTCGTCTACGCCTTGGAAGCGTACGCAGTCGCTGCCGTCGCGACCAAGAAGACGCTCATCCGCGCGCTCTAATCGGCGCATGGACTGCTCTGGGGACGATCTCGGGAAACCGGGGTCGTCCCCTTTTTCTTGTGTTACAATCGGCCAATGAGACAAGACGGTGGTCCGTTTGAGTTCTACAAGTTCAAGGACGGGGCCTACGACTTCCTGCGTTGCTGGTCATGCGGGTCGTTGTTCACACGCGAGCAAGAGTGCGCGAGGAAGGCTGCTCTTGAGGGCGATCCATCGCGGACCATGTGCCCGTGCGGCAGCATGCGGTACAAGCCAGCCAAGCCAAAGTGGTACCAGTGGCTACAGCCGCATGTGCTCTCTTACACGCTGAAGCTTTTGCTGGCGCGCGGTCTGGCCCCCTGGCTTGAAGAGCGCTACCCGAAGGCTCTCCCGTTGGTTGAGAGACTCGTCAGGCAGGCCGCGTAGTGGCCGACTACGAAGCGATCGGCAACCGTTGGACGATGGTCCTCATCAAGAGGACTCTCCCAAGCGGAGAGGTAGTGACCAGACGAGCGGACTTCGACCTTGTCCGCTTCAACGTAGACGTCAACCCTAACGCCAAGCGTGTGCTCGTACCGAGAGGTGACGACTACGACAAGGTGTTCGAAAAGATCTGGATCACGGACATAGCTCCGTGGCGAAAGAAGGTGAGCTTCAATGGCGTATCCTAGTAGCATGGGCATCGAAGAGCTGTTGAAGCGCGAAGAGGGATTCGTCCCGCACGCCTACAAGGATCATCTCGGCTTCTGGACCATCGGGTACGGGAAGCTGATCGATGAGAGGAAGGGCGGCGGGATCACGGAGAAGCAAGCGCTCATGCTCCTTCGGGATGAGATCGCTGAGATACGCTTCAACCTGATTGGGGCTATCCCTTGGTTCCTAGAGCTGGACGACGTCAGGGCGACGGTGCTTCTGTCGATGGCGTACCAGATGGGCATCGATGGAGTGCTGAAGTTTAAGAACACGCTGGCGGCTGTAAGGGCGAAGGACTACGCCCAGGCCGCAAAAGGCATCCGCAACTCCAAGTGGGCAGAGCAAACTCCTGGGAGAGCGGAACGAATGGCTAAGGCCATGGAAACCGGAGAACTCGTATGAAGAGACTAGTAGTTATTCTGGCGTTTTCGGCGCTGTGTGGCTGTTCTATCATCAACAAGCCGTGCGTGACGCAGTGCCTACCGAACGAGATCTGCGTGGCGGGCAACTGCGTTGCGATTCAGCCGACGCCGCCGCCTCAGTGCCCAGCGACTTGCCCTGAAGGTCAGGAATGCACCGACCCTGCGAAGGGGTGCGTGGTGAAGCCGACGCCGCCGCCGCCGGACCCGACGCCAGTCTGCGAGCCGAACCAAAACTGCGACTGCTGGGTGATGCCGCCCGAGACCGCGACCTGGGAGTTCCTGACTTGCAGCAACGGCAAGGTGTGCCAGAGCTACGTGTGCAAGGTTCCGCCGCCGCAGTGCCCGGTGTGCCCGGTCGGTCAGGAGTGCAAGGATCCGGCTGTCGGCTGCAAGCCGATCGTACAGCCACCAGCTGGCGCAGGCGCGTTCCCGCAGGGGTTGTCGGAGTCCGAGTACACGGCAGTAGGCTCTGTGCCGACGCTTCACGCTCTGGTCAATTCGACCATCACGGAGCTGACTGGGTGCCAGCCCGGCTCTACGTGCTTGACTCACGACACGCCAGTCGGCTTCATGTGGCGCGTGAACTCCAAGCTGCGCGAGAAGGGCTACGCGG